CCCTTTTCTCTTTGTTCTCCAAGAGAACAGCCGTATTTAATCGGGTGTGAGCATCGTCGATTGCCTTAACTGAATCGGATGTATAATCAAGCACTGGAGCCCACTTTTCCAAGAGGGTGTTAGCGCGATCTTTATCAATAAATGATTGTGGTTTATTCATAATAATTAATTTGTTTTGTTTATTTTAAATGGGGTAACCCCAAGTGACTCAGGCACCGAATGCCTCAATGTTTATGAATCAAACTAAATTACTTCATCAAGTCCAACCCTTCAAGATAAGGGTTTGATGGTACCGATGGTTTAGTTTTCTCCTCAACAACTGTTTTCGGAGCATCAGCTTTCACAGTGCGATTGCTGATTGCTTCCTCACGAATAACTTCAAGTTGCTCTTTTTCCTTACGGTCAAAAAGACGTGCAGTGTATTCGAAATTCTCTTCGATAAATCTTGGAGACTTATCTGATAAAACTTTCTTAAGATATGCAGATTTTTTGCTACTAAACTTAGCGCATCGATTCTCAAGGAACGCAGCAGACTTAGCCTGATTGTAATTCTCATTAAGAGTTTCGTTAGTTTTCTTAAGTTCAGCAATTTCTGCTTTGAGCTCATCCATCTCTGTTTTACCTTCCACGATTGCAGTTTTTACAGACTCTGACATAAGAGACGAGTCAACAGCAAGTGTAGAGCGGAGATTATTGAGAACGGTCATAGCCGTATTGTTACGAGTTGCCTCTTCAATAGCTGCTGTTGGAACAGCTTCATCAATATATTCTTCTAGATAGTTGGAAATAGATTCAACGAGAGTCTCTTTAAATTGAGATGCTCCATCGTTAAGCTCTGCTTCATATTTTTTAATAACATTACCTAATTTGGTAGCATTATTTTTATCAACAGCTTCAACAATACTTTGCATCTTAGTTGTATGATCCTTATCAATTTGTGTAATAAGGGTCTCAAGCTTTTCAGCGTAAAGTTCGTCTTGGCTCGCGAGCGCAGCTTCAACAGAAAGCTCAACTTTCTCTTTAAGTGCTACCTCGATTGACTCTACTGAATCTTCAGTAAGGACATCTTGTAATTCGGTTGGTAGTGATTCTTTATTCATAGTAATTAAAAGATTGGTTTTTCTGCTGCTTGACGAATTCGAGCTTCGAGTTTGTCTTGAACAGCCGACTGTAAATATTTATTAGCAGCTGCATAGTTCTCACCAGAAATAGCATCAATAAACTTAACTATTTTGTCTTTTGTGTTGTTTTTGTTAGATTTCTCAGACATATTCTTATTTATTAAGGGTTGTAAGTTAATCAAATTTTGTTAATAAAGCTCATAATGCGTTCAAGCAAATATTTTTCTACTTCTTTTCGTGGTAACTTAGAAACACTTTTTTCAAACTGATCGTAAATTTCTTCATATTTACCGTCTTCGGCAAGAACCCATTGCTTAGATTCCAATATACCGTTGACAAATGCTTTAGGATAAGATGGATCTGCAACACAATCTATGGCTACTAGTTTCATATTACGCACTGTATTATACTCACTGCTCTCTTCTAAAGTACCAAGAGCGCGAGAGCTCATTCCTACTTTAACACCATCATTAACTAAGGATCGAACAATCTGACCACATGGGGTTGTAAGTACTTTTGATTTACCATAAAAAACATCACCATCTTGTGTAAGCTCTGTTACCATATGACACGCTCTCTCAAGATCAACATCCGCAGAAGAGGGGTGGTTTAATTCGCCCATTGCCCGACCTGGTTTTACAAAATTTTCGTTATAGGATGCAACTTCTCGCTCAAGCTCATTTCGTGGATAAAATCGTTTATTACGATTTACCCCTTCGGCCATCATATAAGGGCCTTTTATAAAAAGAGATTTAGCACTATCTTTATTGGTTTGCTCCTCGAAGACCTCGAATTGATCAACGATGTCTGGGTTTTCGCAAACAAGATTTAGTTTAACTGACATACATATATTTATGTCAAAAGCTTATGAAATCTCCTTTTCAGTTAAAATTAAAAATTTATAATTACGACCATCACAATATTTTTTAGCCGCAGCCCATTTAGCTTGATTAGTTACGTATTGCTTTTGCTCATATATGAGATGCTCTCTCTTTCTATATTTTGTAGTTGGAGGTTTCGTTTGTTTATATGGCTTTATTTCAACACAATACTTAGTAATTTTTTCACCTTCCTTTATAACAACATAATTATCTATATGATACCTATGTGTTCTTTTAGTTAGTGGATTATAATACGGTATCTTAATATTTTCTGATCCCCATCTTAAAACTTTTTCGTTATTATCGCAAAATCTAAAAAATTTTAATTCGAGACCAGATCTATAAACAGCACGATCTCCTATAAACTTGTTATGATTTACGGGGACAAATATTCCTTGACGGTATTTTTTATTTTTATTCATTAACCAATAATAAATCCAACCGTATCATTACTACCAAATCCAGAGGTTGCTCCTGTCATAAGCTCTTCTTCAAGCTCCGCCTTACGTTGCTGCCCTTCCTGTAATAAATCATAGTTAAGAGCGCCACCACCGAGTAGACTAACTTGACCAAATTTACCACGCACTCTACCGATTGTAATCATCGATAAAGCTAACGCGTATTCGTATACCCATTGCTCTTTAATAACATCTCGTATTGGTTTTTCTAAGTAAGCTGAAACTATCCCATAAAACCGTTCATGTAGTGGTTGCGGGTAAATTTTGAGGTATTGTGATCTTTCATCAAAAACAAGATCTCGTTTAAGGGCCAGCATTTTTTCACGAGTATCGATAAATTCTTTAAGAGTATACCAAGATACTAGATCAAATCCATAATTACCCATAGCATATGAGAAGTATGTTTGTTGTGCCATTGTCTGTTCCAAAGTAAACAATGTATTGATACCAGTATTTGAACCTTCTTCAAAATCTGTAACAGCTATAACCTTTCTGTAGTCCATTACATCATAATCATATACATTTTGATATGTTGTCATTTCACTAGCAGATCCTGCTCGCGATAGCGTACGTCTGACATTAGGTTTAAAAGTAGCTGAAAGAGAATTATTAAAAGCAGTAATTGTAGTTGTAAGTGTATGGTCAAATAATTCCCCTTCATTTATTCCATTGCCAAAATCCGCAGATAACGCTGATGAGCTTGCAAACACTGATGACAGTACATCTGCTTGGGAGGTATAAACTATATCTGGAGTTTCACCATAAAATTCTGAACTAGGGCCAAGTGGATTGGTACCAGCTATTTTTTTTGCTGTTGTGTCTAAATCGGTATTTGCTAATGTATATAATAAATCTAGTCTAATACCTTTATTTGTTTCATACAAATTTGAGTCAAAAATCATATATTCTCTCGAATATCCTGCAAATTTAGTAAAATATTCTACGGCTATCTGAATATTTTCATTTAACTGATCAGAATGTATTTCTAACGATACAACTGGGTAACCTAAAGCTCTTTTAATTCTATCACCTAGCCTACCATATGTTTCAATTCTATTATTAAGGTTGGTAGACAAAAAAGCTGAGAGGGGTGTTATTTCACATGCAGATGCCATACATTTATTTAATCAGTTGCGATGAAAAAGGTACCTAAAAATATGGTATCTAAGACATAAAGTATTAAATATTGATATGGCTTACCAAGTAACTATAGTTCCAGCAACAAGTGGGCAACCAGATGGTCGTTACACTGAAGCTTATCTCGCAGATTTTATCAATACTACCGTAGTACCTACTAGTGGTGCTGTACTCACTCAAATTTTAGAAAATCGTGGCTCTAACCTTATATTGGTTTGGGACGATAGCCTATAATAAATATTAACTAAACAAGGCCGCTCCTAAGGGAGCGGCTTTTTTACGTTTAAGTATCAGCCCCTGCGTCTGGACCTGGCTCAACCGCCGCATCAAATTCTTCTGCACCTGCGTCACCTGCAGCTTCTTCACCAGTATTAGCTGGACCTCCACCAAACTCAGGTATACCACCGTCTCCACCGGCGACTCCACCACCCTCACCACCTACTTCAGCCTCTGCTCCTGATGATGCAGCAAGCTGTTCTTTCCACATTGGACCGGCAGCTTGAATCTGTGCTAACTCCCACTGCATCTCTGCATCCTTACGTAAAAATTCACGGTTAGCTAAAATATCTCTATCTCTCCATCCTAAATATTTCTTCTGTGCATAAGTAACAGAAATAAATTCATTACCTGCTAGTGTGTTAAAGTTAGCAGCCTTGAGTTCGAGTTTTTGAGATTCACGCATCTCAAAATAATTTGATGGTGGGTTAAATATAATCTCAACATTAGTCTCACACAATTCCAATTCGTCCCATATACCTCGCAACTTAAGATGGGTAACAAAACCTCGTTTTACTGCTGTAGCTAGCCGTTGTTGCTGCCTAATAATAAATTTTGCAAACTTAAGCTCTTCGCGAAGGACTGTTGTACCATCAACTGTACGATCTTCTGGATCGATACGTGTAGCAGGTACTTTAAGTGATCGATATAGCTTCTTAATAAAGTACATTAAATCTGCTAACTCACCAAGATTTGCACCTCCAGGGAGCTGCTGAACCTGTGTACCGTCAGATCCTTGACGCTTAGCAAACCAGAATGCATCAAGCATTGATTGCGGATTAAACTTGTTAACAACGCTGCTTTGATCGTTATCAAAAGTCTTTTTAGACCAATAGTTTTGAATAAGTTTACGAAGATAAGCTTCTGCTTTTGGAGGAGCCATATTACCAACATCAACGTTAAATACCAAACGCTCTGGCGCTCGTACCAACCGATAAATAACAATCGCATCTTCAATTAATGATAATTGTCGATAAGGTCTACGTGCATTTTCGAGAAACGGTACTACAAAATCTTTCGTTTCATTATAAACACCTGAGTTAGCATAAATCAATTGATTTTGCTCCATTGGTATCATTTCTGTCTTTTCAATTTTATCTGGTTGTGTAGTACTAAAAATGGGCTTCTTATATATATAACCCTTTACAAGCATATTTTGAATATTGTTATAAACAGGATCCACGATCTCTGCTGGTATATTCATTAAACCTAAAACTCCTTCTCTGGTATAATTTTCATGAAGAATTAATTCAAAGAACACTTCACCCTCAACCAATAATTGACGAAAGTATTGCCACCCCTTCGATCTTAACTCAAAAAAGTCAATATATTTATCAAATTCTGAATCAAGTTTCTTTTTATCATCGACTGATAAATCTATATTTTCATAATGTATTTTCGCAGTACGTCCATTTTCATCAATATTAATACACTCATCACATATTTCATCCAATGCATCTGATACCTCAGAATATGCAGCCATAACCCGATAGTCTCTTAACCTACCACCTTTATCAGAATCTAGCGATGCATACATTACATCCTGGAAAGAACCATCTTTACCAAAATCTCCTATAGGAATATTATTATATGGATTAGATGATGTAACGGATGATTTTGCTAACGCTTCCGCTCGTTGAGTACCATGTTTTGCAAAATATTTATATTTGGTATTTAGAGAATCATCTTGTTGACTTGCGTACGGTAATCTGTTCGAGATATAACTCACGAGATTTCTGCCAAAAGTAGCAGCTCTACCGTCATTTGTTGGAGAAGTATCAGCCATCTTTAGTTATTTATTCTGCGGTGAAGTAGAAGCCATCAATTTCTGCTGAAGTCTTCCATCCCGCTGGGTTTTTGACAATAACATCGAATCTACCAGAAGCGGTAAGTGCTGGTATCATGATGTTTAGGATTTGATTATTAAGTACATTCCACTGACTAGAGGGTAGAATATAACCGCTTACTTCACCTGTGTAAGTTGTATTTACTGCAGTGAAACCTGTTGTAATAGCGCTATTCGAACTAAGCATTACAAACTCTGTTCTATCATAGTTATTACCATATAAAGTATAACTTCTACCACCGGCTGAAGTATTAGTTACAATAGTTGTCGGATTATCTATAGGTAATAAAGATCCAGAAGTATTAAAATAGACATTTGTAATTTCAGGTACACCTGAAAGAGTAATCGTTTCAACGTCTCCTACTGTTGATGATACATTTTGAAAAAACGTCTCATAATCTAATGACGAAAGGCCTTGGTTAAAATTAAAATCAGGTCTTACATTTACAAAATTATTTTCAATAAAGTATATAGGAGAACTCTTTTCATTTTTATTTCTAAATAACCAACCTTTAATAGTAAATGTTGTATCAGCAACAATTCTAAATTTTTCACTGTAGGTTGTTTCGGTAGGAGTATTTAAACTAATATTCTGATCCCATAATACTTCTGATCTAATTTCTACAGTATTATTAATATCTGTTGACATTGGCTCTTTCCACGCTAGTATAATATATGGGTCAGAATATGGTAAAAAGTTAGAAATAATCTGTTCCATGTCCTGCATATATCTACAAAGTATGGACATATTAACTGTTAAGTTAACAGGTGTTGGAGTTCTAATAGCTGAAGAAGAATTAGCGTTAGCATAATTTTCAAAATTATCTAATTTATTGAAAACCCGCTCAGTATCATATGTAATACCAGCTAAATCGACTGCTACCACCGGCAGCTCTATGTTTTGCGCTTTATTAACTATATCATACATTATACGCTGCTTAGGTGCAAACACATATCTTACAGCTACCTCTTGCCGGGCATTATTATTTTTATCATAACGTTTAACAATGGTATCATCAAATGCTGCGACAAACTGAGTTAAGAGATCCTTAACTTCGAAATTGTAAGTATAATTTTTCAAAGCTATATATATTTAATACTTAAACAAATCTTTCGAGGAAGTATTTTGGTAACTTATGTTTAGATCGTAAAATACTATCAACAATTGTACCATCTAAAATATAAGTTATGCAAGTATCTTTCTTAGATCGTACACCACGACCACATGCTTGAATTAATGAACATAACATTTTATTTTGATACCAATCAAAGTCATTTTTCATCATTCGTTCAATCCTAACATCCTTCGTAGGTAGAAATGGTGCTTTAATTAGTATTTGAAACTTTGCTAGATCACCTTTTAGATCAACTCCATAAGACATCGATGGTGAAACGAGCACAGTCGGTTGCGTACTTGACATGTGCTTATCTAGAATATCTTCATTTTTAACTCCAGGTTCTCGGTATAAAAATCTATCACCATATAACATGGTACCAAGTTTAGCAGTTATACTATTATTTTGAGAATGAATGATACCTTTATCATTTGCATGGTGATTACATATCTCAGCAACCTGTTTAATGATACGTGGTAAATACTTATCCATAGTATGATAGTTTAACTTATACTTAGGATTACAGACAATAGGTGCTTTTTTAGGATCAAAACTTGATTCTGCTTCCACATATTTATAATCGGTAATTCCTAATGACTTACAAAAATTATTAGGATCAATTATTGTAGCTGACATTAAAATAACCTTGTCTGCATAATCAAATAATCTATATGCCAACTTATCAACTTTTAGCGGCATAAATGTAATACCAGTTTCATCTTTCTCGTAAACATATTCAGACTCTTGCCACGAATCGGTTACTTGCTCAACCTTATTATGCAAGTTCATTAATCGCTGCATATTGGTAGTAAGATCTAAAATAGCTTTTTTGTTATTTGTCCTTTTTACAGATAAAATATCTTTTATATCATCAATTTTATCTGTAAGGTCGAGTTGCAACTCAGTCAACCATTTAACAGCAGACATACGTTTAGTTAACGGTCTAACACAAATATCCATCCTCGCAAGAAACTTATAATCAACTTTACAGGTAAACTCCTTAACAAGCTGATCCTCTAACTCTGAAGCCTCGTCACAAATTAAAAATTGTCTCTTTTTAAGATGGCTTGGTAAAGCAAAAAACATATTATAGTTTAATGTATTAAACTGCGATACTAACGCTTTGTTTCTAGCTTCATAGTACGAGCACTTATTTTTTGCCCAGCAATCTGCTTTTAAATTAGCAGAATGTAAGCATGGCGCTACATCAACCGGATAACGCTCATCAATTGCGCATTGATAATTTGACTTACCTTTCACGACAGCTGTTTCATCAAAAAGATCTTTATATTGATCTTGTAGAGCTTTTGTAATGGTTAATGCCGTACAACCAAATGGGGGTGCTTCCTCACATTCATCCTGATAGGTATAACCATTCTGCGTCCTTTTATATGCAGCGTATGACGTAACTAGCTGCCGAAACTCATCAGGGCTCTCATCAGCAACATTACCCAAAGATTTAGATATAAAACTCTTACCACTACCTGTAGGAGCATTGCAAATTACAAATTTACTCCCTGTATTGAAAGCTTCATCTATACTTTTAAGTAGTTTAACTTGAGATGGGTTAGGGTCGTAACCTTCTGGAAAATGCTGCAATAAATTATTAATCACCTACAATGATTATAGTCGCGAGCTGCTATAAATCAACTTCATCTAAAGGCATTATATACAAATTTTCATTATATATCTTGGACTTCTTAGATGAATCTAAAAATTTAACCTGTAATTGTAAGTCGCCTACATTTAAAAATTTATCCAACTTATAGCAAAGTATTGTTTTTGTACCCACTGTTGATATATCAAACGGGTAAGGTATTTCATATATACGTGTTCTTACTTCATCTTCTAAAGTTAGTTTAGCATAATGCTGTTTAATTTGAAAAATTCGTAATTTACCTTTCCTAATAACTTTACGGTCCGTACATATAGCAACCGTTTGAAGTAGATATGGTTTTATGCAATCGGAAAATTTTTCAAGTGATACGTTCATGAGTTCATAAAGTTATATTTTTGTTCCGGAGACATTGGGTATATATTCTCATTAAAATATTCCCAAAAATCATTAGTTGGAATTTGCTCAATAAGATCGCAAGAGTTCATACTTATAGTCCGATAACTTTGCATTAATATATCCCATACAACTAAAACATTTTCCGCTGCTTCATTAATTTTTACCGGTCCTTTAGGAGGGGCATAGTTTAATGTAGTTCTACCATTTACAGAATTTAATAAGTCATAAGACTTTGTACATAGCATTCTTCTTGTAGGGCCGTCCCCCGCTCTAGGTCGACGTCTTACAAATCTTATTTCACATACATTATTTAATAATAGTGAATCAAGAGCTGCTCTTTGTATTATCATTCTTCAATTTACAAATTCCAAATAAACGATCTTCATTAAGGAAGATTCCCTTCTTTACAGCCGAGCCATTTACATCAATGTTAGCTACGGTAACGCCTAGATTATTTGGAAAAATAACAATATCACCAGGTTTTGTATATTCAGCTTTTGGACCAGCTAAAATAACTCTGGCTTTACGCCAAGCTTTTGTCAAAGCGTTAGTTGGTACGAATATACCATTTCGTTCAATTTCACCTGTATCATTTTCATCAACGTATTCAACTAGTAGAATATCATCAAAAATCATTGTAAGTTCAAACTCATCTGTAAGACCAACATCTCCATCATTATTTGTCGAGAGGTCAATAAGATGCTTTTGAGGAGCTAGAGTATCAATACTTCTTTGTGCCATACTTATATTTACAACTAGTTGAAAATTAATCAAGCAGATTCTTGTATATCTCCAGCTCTCGAACAGACATATTTTTATTCTTCGCGATCATCTTAAGTTGATCAGCTTCATCTTGCTTATCTTTATCTTTTTTAGGCTTCTTAATATAACTAATACGTTTAAATTTGAGCCTAGGTATTAAATTAAAGTAAAACTTATACGTTTTTTGCTTATCAGTATCAAAAATACCACAATATTTATTAAGAGTCTCATTTACAAAGCCAACAGTTTCTTTACTGTACATTGTGAGCCATCTATTGAAGAGAAAAGGTACAAATGACTGCTCACCTTCTTGATCTAACGGATCCGGTTGCTTTTGCTTATTGGAGTAAAATAGTTTATTTTGTAACTGAAAGAAATTCATAACATGTATTCTCCATTATAATATTTGTAATATATTTAGCAACTGACTTAGCTTTAAATCTATTATTATAAGTTTGCTGCTGCCGGTTTTGCACTAATTGTAGCATATCTAAATCTGATAATAAATCCATAATTACATTACCAATATCTTTATCCCAATCTTCAACTTGACAGATAGCAGCATCCTTGTATATTTTTGTTTCCTGTAATTTAGGGGATACAACTACAGCTCCACTTCTCATTGCTTCATAATGTCTAAATGTTTCCATACTAACATTCCCTGCAGGACAAACTACTATTTTCGAATCATGTAATTTTTCTGAATATTGTTCACCTGATAACCCCATATTAAAACCACGAGAAATATTAAAATCTAATTTAGGTCTTTTATCATGAGACATCTGATTAAAAAATTCAATAACGGGTCTCATAAACTTAACTCTATTCGCTGATGACATATGACCAGCGAAAAAGACATCTATACTTCTATCGGCAATTATTTTATTTTTAAGCTTTACATGCTTTTTATTATAACCTAATGGAAAGGCGTGAACATTCTTTAACTCTTGATCTGATGTTAGGTACGCTTTAAAAACAGTGCAGCTATCTTGCCACTGTTTAGGAATATTATTTGTCATAAATTCGTCTGAAAGACCAATAATAATATTCTTCTTGTCGCTATTAAGTATTACTTTGTCTCTATAATCCCATTCTTGTGTTACACTTACAACATGTATTTTATAATCATCATTTAATGTAATGCATTTAAGTATATTTTGTAGGTAATCCCACTCACAAACGTTTTCACCAACACCGTAATACTCAACAATCATTATACAATTACTTTTGTTGTAGCTACAAACTGATCTCTAATTTCATAATTAAAGTAATTACAAATTTTAATCATAAGACTCTCAACATCTTCATCTGATAACTTTGATGAATAAGCAAAACCTGGAGCGTTTTTACCTGCATCAACATTAAGTGCTGTATGTCCTAACGCGACGTTTTCTTTACTATAGGTAATAGAAACACTTACTTTACCTTCTTCTCTTTCCTCACCATCAGAACCTTTAAACTTATCAATAACCATAAGATCATCTCCCTTCATTGAAATAGGAAGCTTAATATATTCGGATAGTAGTTGAGCAACCGCTGTATTGAATAAACGTTGAAACGCAACAGCTCCTAGTGGACATAAATTAGGTATCTCCCAACATAAATTAATTGCATCTTTAGAAGAAATATAATCATCTGTTAGAGTATCTTCTAAGTCAATTAGATTATCTTTAACTTCCATTGGAGCGCGAAACGCGACAATGTTACCTACCGGAGAAACATCTTTACGAAAATATTCATACGCAAATCGGTTATGAATCAAAGATCCATCATATATGTCTTGTTCAATAATCATTACTCTACTAGTATATATCTATATATTAAGAAGGCAAATATTTAGTTACTATCTCATGATTTTTAGCGACCCAATAATTTGTTATTCTACCAAAACCTTCTTGGCGTATAAGATATGCTTTATGTGCCGTTTTTCCTTTATTTATAGATGCATCTATCATCGCCTTGTTAATAATTTCTTCTCCTGAAAAGACATTTACTCCTTGACTTTTATAATCTTCATAATTATCAAACATATCTTCAAAAATCTGCATGTTATTACTATTACCAAACATTAAAAAATCAGATAAAACCGCTGGATTGTGACAAACATCTGGTGCATAAATCATATTACTACTCATATCAAAGTTTGATATGTCTAATTTTAGATTATCTAAACAAACATCAAAACGGGTTCTAATAATTGCATCATAATTTTTATCTGAACTTTTAATTAATTTAAATACTTGTGATGTACTATAGAATATAGATTTGTGAATTAACTCAACTGGGTTATCACTAAAATTAATTTGTTTCTCAATTATAATCTCTTTGGGTTCCCACAACTCATAAATTAAATTTTCATTCTTTTTACCGTCTTCCCAAGTGTGTATAAAAACATCATAATCATTAAAATCTACAATGTTCTGTTTGAGGGAATGTATACCTAAATCGACAAACCTTTGTTGTCCAAAAATAGCAAGTGCCTTATTCATTTATGATATATTTATCATCTGTATAAGATGCATCTCTAATCACAATTAAATCGGTGTTCTTATGAAAAGACGACTCTGATACAGAGTATGGTTCAAGTACAAATATTTCCCCTTCGCGAAATCTTTCTCCATTTATTTCAACATCTCCAGAAACGACAATATTAATTTCTGTGCTTTTTTTATGGTAGTGATTTTGCGTCGGTGCACCTTTTTTATACTTATGATAGCCTACTTCAAATTTTTCCGTCTTTAACACAGAAGGGTCGAAGTTACCAACTACCCAACCATTTACCATATCCTTTATATTATACTTTTTCATTTGATTCAGCTTTTGTTATTCTTGGAATATGCCTGCCACCATCAAATGTGGTTACTTGTAAAATGTTTATTATGAGTTCAAACATTTTTTTATCTACAGTTCTCGCTGGTATAGAAAAATAATTAGCGCAATTATGTCTTACTGCATGCTCAGCAGTATATTCATCAGATATCAATGCTGCTCTAATACCTTTATATTTATTACCAGCTATATTAACCCCCTGACCTGTTCGGCAAAACGCAATAACATGATCACTATAACCACGACTAACTGCTTCAACTGCTTGTGAAACATAATCATTATAATCACAATCTTTATTTACAAATGTACCATAATCAACATAACGTATACCAAGCGCATCTAAAACCTCACATGCTTGATTTTTAAGATCAAATCCGGAATGATCTGCGCAAATAGCAATAGGTTTATCGCCAAATTTGACTAGTGTATGGGTTAAGAAAAACTCAAGCTCACTAGGAGTGCCCATCAAATGCATTTTATCAACCTCTTCAATAGTAATACGCTTACCATTTTTAATCATTAGATTATATAAGGGGCAAATATAAAATTCTCCTTTGGTTGTAATATCTTGATCGATCATTACCTTAGCATATTTTACAAAATCTGAACCTTTTGAAAATGTATACACCCCTACTGCAGCATTCTCACTTATAACTTCCTTCTCAGCAGTTTGTGTAACCAGATTATTGTCATCTAATTTTGCGTAACTATATCCATTATTATTACTCTTAAATGTAAGAATAGTACCATCAACAGATGTATCAATTTTTGTTGGGTCAAAGAACGGTTCAAAGAAAACATCTAAAGTATAAATTAACAATGGATCATCATTATTAATGTAATCTTCAGCCATTAAACAAGTCTCTACTGAACCTCGGGTAATCTTATCTAAAATAATAATTTTAATATCGTTACCATACCGATGTTTTAAAATAGTATCAAGCGAGTAATCACTTACATGATCGCGTCGTATACAGAAAATAAGATTACACTCATCTTTATTATCAATTGAATCAAGACTTAAATCGATCATTTGCGTATCGCCTACCATTATAAGTTGCTTTGGCATTGCATAATCAGCGTCTACAAACCTCTGTCCTTTACCTGCAATAGGTATTAAAATATTAACCTTACTCATTATTCTTCTTAATTAAATTATATGTCATAGAATGTGCAATTGCAACTGCTTCTTTGACCGGCTTTTTACTAATTAAATTAGTAATAGTTGCTGCAGCAAAAGTATCTCCTGCTCCAAGAATATTTACCCCTTTCAAAATATCCTCGACTTTCGTTGAGAATGTATCTTGTCCATAATATGTGCTACCTGATGTATAGTGTACTATTATATCACCTTTAACGTATTTACGAAGTTCATTAATAGGCATCCATAAGTCTTCATCTGATATAAAGAGTAAATCTATAAATTGTAAAACCTTTAAATTCTTAAGAGGTTTCCCAGCACAAATATCTGCAGATATTTTTTTACTAGTTGAAGCAACCTCCTCTACAAATTCTAAATCGTTAAGTTGGTTGAGGTATAATATGTGTGACCAATCAGTCAACTGTATAAAGGGCACTCTCGTCTTTATAGATAATGCTGCAGTTGAAGCACGTCGCACCTTTTCTCTATCAACATAAATTAAAGCCTCTCCTATTTCTGTTGGTTCTATTCTGACATTAATATTAGTTGAAAAATTTATAAAAGCTTTCCAAACGTTACCTATACTACCGATTGTTTCGTAAGATTTATTACCATCAAAAATAGTATCATATGTCAAATGGCCATATAATGTAACGTTAGAACTTGTCATCTTTATCTAAATTATAAAATAATTCTTCATTAAAAGGAGGTATTATATTTCTACTTTCACATTCATCAAATAATTTATCTATACAATTATCTCCCCCGACACGGTCTAAAATATTTCCACAGCAATACTTTCGAATAGTTTTAACAGCATCAGATGGGCAAAAGCTATACCCAACTGCCTTCATAATACTCAAGTCAAAAATATCATCCCCTACATAACACATTTCTTCTGATGATATATTATAGGTATTTTTAAATATGTTTATGAAAGCACTTTTGCATACGCTTCTAGAAGCATAAAAATCTATTGATCTATTTTTTGCAATTGACTCGTTAATATTAGTATCCCCAGAAAGAAAAATTACTTTTACTCCAGCAGATTTAAATTTCTTAATAGCTGAAAAATCTTTATCGCAAAAAGTTTTATACTTTGCTAAACCTGTATTATCGTAATATTTCTTACCATCGGTAAGAACTCCATCAACATCTAAAATAAGTAATTTAATCATAGTAAATAGTCTGAACAAATATTAATTTCTTTAATATTATACTGTTGATTAGGAATTGCAACAATACTTTTACTATCATATTCAATATTCATATCTATACTTTCAGAATGATACCATCTATAACCATGTCCTGTTAATACAACTAACTCATTTTCTTGGAAAAAGCAGTTAGTTTTTGCTTCTAACAATTTTATAAAAGCAGCATTATTTTTGCAATGTAACCATAATTTATTTTGTAATAAAAAATCAAATTGTATTTTATATTGCGGTAAATCATGACCTAAGTAATACATACCTTTAAGATACCATACATCAGTTTCTACATCATATCCTTGATTTAACGTCTCAATAATATAGTCAGGGCGATTTTCAAAGTCCGTACTAGGTCCATTTAAATTACCACGGTGTGATATAAACATTTTAGAATTTGTGTGTATCTACATCTGTATTATACTTATTGGCTGCAACAAAGATCATTTCATCCAGCATTGTTTCAAAAGTATATGTTGGCTTCCAACCCAACTTATTTCTCAACTTGGTAGAATCTCCTTTGAGATGTTCAAGTTCTTCCGGTCGTTCAAATTTTTGCGATGTCTTTACCAACTTAGTATCAACACCAAGTATGTTAAATGTATACTCGACAAGATCTTGAACGGTGTGTGATATACCTGTCGAACAAACATAATTGTCTGGCTCCTCTTGTTGAAGTATTAACCACATAGCCTTGACATAATCTTTAGCATGACCCCAATCACGACTTGCAGCTAAGTTACCGAGTGTTAAAGACTTCTTACGACCTTGCTTAATATCAACAGCACCACTAACAACCTTATTAGTTACAAAATTGATACCACGTCTGGGCGACTCATGATTAAAAAGAATACCATTACTAATGTGCATACCATAACTATTCTTGTAGTTATTGCAAATGTTGTATGAGAATACTTTTGCACATCCATAAGGACTTACAGGATTGAGTTGAGTTGTTTCTCTCTGGAACCCATCTTCATCAATAGTATTACCAAACATCTCACTCGAAGAAGCTTGATAAACTCGAGCCTTAGGACAAGTCAAACGAATAGCTTCAAGTAGATTAAGGGTACCAAGTCCGGTTGCTTCGGCTGTGTAAATAGGAGCATCAAAGCTAACACGAACATGAGACTGAGCAGCAAGATTATAAATTTCGTCTGGCCTAGCAGTCTGAAGTACACTAACAAGTGATGACATATCAGTCAAGTCTGCATAGACAAGATTAATCTTATCAAATATATGATCAACCCTAGTAGTATTATACTCAGGAGATGAGTTACGACGGATAGTACCATATACTTTATAACCTTTCTTAAGAAGAAACTCTGCAAGATAAGATCCATCTTGACCATTAATGCCTGTAATTAGTGCTGTTTTCATTTCAATATTTTTTAATAATGTCACAAATCTTATCTACATCATTAGTTGTCATGCCCTGATGATTGGGAACGTAAAACCCGGTCTTATCAACTAACTCCGCGTTACGATTGTTTGGTGTATAGTCACCGAAATTCTTCCACATTGGACTCTTACTAAGAGAACCTGCAATAAGAGGTCTACATGCAATGTCGTTAGCTTTAAGCTCTGCAACACATTCTTCACGTTTCTCTTCAAGCATTACTGGGTAACAAAAGCTTGAGATAAAGTCACCAGGTCGTTGAATAGGTTTGATTAAGCTATTTGAATCCTGTAGACGTTTACTAAAGTGTAAGAAGTTATCATTACGAATCTTTGAGAATCTATCAATTTTATCTACTTGCTTAAGACCAATCACTGCTTGAAGATCAGTTGCTCTTACATTGAGGCCTGGTGTATAGAAAGTAAACAATCTATCAAAGTCACTAATACCTTCTTTGTCTGCTAGCTTCTTAGCAGCTTCAGCATCTAAGTCTCTATCCCATCCATGTGAACGAGTCATAAGAAGTAAATCATTAATCTCTTTATCACTTGTAGCTACCATACCACCTTCAATAGTAGAAATATGATGACCAAAGTAAGTAGAGAAAAAACTCATACAGCCAAATGTGCCGAGCTTTTGACCAATAAACTCTGAACCTAAACTCTCGCAAGTATCTTCAATTAATAGAACATCGTACTTGTTACATAGACTAACAATTCGTTGCATATTAGGTACAAGTCCTAATACCGATACTAGAATAAAAGCTGCTGGCTCTTCTTCTTTAAAGATCTGCTCGAGATGCTCTAAGTCAGCTGAAAGATCATAAAGATTGCAATCAACAAGGAAAGTATCCATACCAAGAATAAGGGGTGAACTAACATCCGTAGCCCAACTCAAGTCTGGAACAACAATTTTATTATTCTTCAGTTTTCCTCCAAACTTAAGAGCAGTAAGGCCAAGCAAAATAGCGGATGAACCAGAATTGACAAACACAGAGCTGCTAGCACCAAGCCAGCTGGAGAATTTTTCTTCATATTTTTTAGTAATTGGACCCTTAGTAAGTTGAGGGATCTCTTTTTGATTGAGCCAGTTAATAACACCAACTATATCTTCTCGATCGATGGTATCAGATACTAGGTTAATTGCCATAGTTTTATTATATACTCTTTTTCCAAATTGCAAGAGTATGTTTAAACGGATCTCCATCTATATTTTTAATAAGATCGAGCATCATTTGTGCTATCTCTCTAATTTCTTTCTGAGCATGCTCACTGTTACGTAGTTTTTGAAAATTTGCGAACGATCTCATATTAAACATAATATCAGATTGAATTTTACTATTGTAGGTCTTAAAGAAACGTGCAGATTCTTTTGCTCTTTTGCGCCCTAACCTTGGTTCTAGAGACTCTAAGCATTCATGATATAAAATATTTCCATCTTCTGTATATTTTATTAATCTCTTCTGCCACTCTTCCGACCAATCGTCAGGAACAAACATTTTATCCTCTTTTAATTCCTTGTATCGCGCCGACTCAGCATTAAGCGAAGATAATCTATGCTTAAGTAAATGAATATGACTGGCAATATCGCAATCAACAAGAAAATGGACGCTACCTTTTTCAAAAGGGGTCTCGTGTCCATGGCTCCAAAGCATGTTGATGAGCTTCGGAATTCTCTCTCTCTTCTTTTCATCTAATTCTCTACTGGTTGACGTCCACGCACTGCATGCAATAACTTCATCACTACCATAATAACCTAATAGCTCTACTGTATTATCCATTTACGAGTTTATTATAAACTAGCTCTAAACCATTTGCAAATGATTTAAATCTAAATGTTGGAAATAACATTCTAAATTTACTATCACTAGCGTCTTTACGAATTTGACCATCAGGTTTTGACGCGTCAAACTTTAAAATAAGATCTTTATCTAATACTTTAAGGGCAATTTCTGCCATTTCTCTAATTGACCAAACTACGTTATCACATACATTGAAGTCCATTTTCAACTCCCTATCTAACCCCTGCACAATTATATCTGCGAGATCAGCTGCATGAATAAACTGTCTTAATGGCTTACCTGTACCAAGCAATTGAAGAATTTCTTCATCTTCATTTACACAATTATTAATCTTTTTAAGCAATGCAGTTATAAAGTGAGCTTTTTTATCGTTATCAAAATTATCATATTCACTATATAGATTACAAGCATACAACGTCGAGTAATCTAAGTCATATATTTTTCTGTAAAGTTCCACTTGTGTTCCCATTACACGCTTCGCCATTCCATAACCAAAATTTGTTGGTGTTGGAGGACCATTGTGCAAGATATCTTCTTTAAGGGGGTAATAAGTCTCCGGTAATGCATCCGGATATACACAAGTACTTGATACAGCAATAAGTTTTTTAACACCATATTTATAAGATTCACTAACAACATGTGTATTCATTAAAATATTCTGCTCGAGAAACTCTATTGGGTGATCAATATTCTCTTGAATACCACCCACTCTTGCTGCTGCATGAATAACTGCATCAGGCCTTATTTCCTCAAACATCTTTCGTACTTGGAACAGCGACGTAAGATCATAATCTTTTGAACCTACATATATACCTTCATGATCTTCGTAAGATAACTTATCCTCAATATGCTTACCCAGCATACCTTTGCCACCAGTCACTAGTACTTTCATCTACATATATTATAACTTATATTATAGTATAGTCAACTTTTTTCAATAATACTAGGAATAGTTAGTTCAGCAAGTCTATACTTTTGTGCTAATTTTAAATTTTCTTTAATTGCATCAAGTTTTGACTCGTATAATTGTGATGTACATTGAGGTAGTAACTCTGGTAAATGTTCGAGTTCATCAAAGCAAATCATACCATCAATATTAAAAAAGTTATCTATAGAAGGACATCCCCAATATATTGGAATAGTTCCTGTTACAAAGCAGTCGATAAGCTTTTCCGTAAACCAATAATCACGGTTAATATTCTCAATACAAAAATGATATCTATAATCTCTTAAACCATCAATCTTATTATCTAGAGGATTATAACCACCACCAAACACATCCACACGACCTTGCGAACCAGCGATAATTTGATGTCTCATTTTATGACCTGGAAGTTGCCGCTTAGCAGAAGCAATAATAGAGAAGTCTTTACTCTTTGGGTGTACACCCCAGTCAAAATCATCAATCCAACAACCACCATATGGTAGAAGAGTAGCATTGGGTAAAGTTGATACTAGCTCTGCATCATGTGTCCAAACGGCTTCAAAGTTATCTGCATTTTTAATAACAAACTCATACAAGTGAGGAATATAATCATACGCTTCAATTAACCAAACAATATTTTTACCTGGTCTGTTTAAAGCATTTGGAATATCTATATCTGTCCATACAACAATATCATCTTGTGTAAATGTGTTATCACGTATCCACTCAATCTCGTCGGTGAACTGTTTTGGCGGCATTGGATTATTTGAAAAGATACAATGTGCAAAAGCAGAGTCTTGTAAATATATTTTTAAAGAAGTGTCCATCTGTCAGGTATAATATCTTTTGGGTTATAACTGTGAGCTGGTCCAAACCATTTTTTCGGAGCAACTATAGTTTTATGTTTTATTGGGTCCTGCAATTCCCCTAACCAAGCTCCCCACCAACCAAATGACGAGTTGCAGATTATATTGTTTCTGCATAGAGACATGTGGTAGAGGGCTGAGAATGGGTTATCTTCTTCAGAATAGTATGTCTTTATATTACCAAACATTTTTTTAGTTGTCTCTATATCATCAGAAAATATCATATAATACTTAGATGATGCCAACTTACTTGCATGTGACCAATAATCAGCTGGTTGCGCAGGATGAAACTCTCTCTTTTTAGTATAATCACCGAGTCTAACATGGATAGAGGTACAATTATCTGGATTAGGATATATTCCTTCCGTAATCTTTTGATCTACTACTCTTTTAACTGAATCTCTAAACTGTAACTGACGTTTTAACTCTGTTGTTACATTTTTAAAATATTTCTCTGATTGAAAATAACCAACCATATCAGTAAAATCATCTACTTTTACATCAACATATTCAAAAGGAAAACCAACCTCTTTAAACTTAAGTATATCGTAATCTAAAACCGGCACATCTAAATTAAAACCTTCAAAAATAGAATAATTATTACATTCATAATTAACATCGTAGTAGGAATTATGTTTAGGAATTGCAAAATCTAAACCGGTTTTTTTAGACATACCAATGACTGCTGCAAACTGAAATAAAGAGTTGCACGTATTACCATATCTACCTATCCTTGTTGAAGTAATCATACCGCTACAGTTTTATGCCATTCCCATTGATTAATGTGATTCTTTAATTGATCAGAAGTCATTTGCGCAATTTCTAAGTAATAGTCTCTATTAAATTCAATATGTGGATTATGATTATAGGAAGTTTCACCCCGAGCATGTGTTAAATGCCATAGAGGCCATTGCGTCCGAGCAATTTTTGTACCTAATTTTTTAAATCGAGTATTTATTTCGTTATCTTCATAACCTACACTCTTAAAGTGTTCATTAGCCCCACCACATTTCCAATAATGCTCCCTATCAAACATTACAACGCCACCAACCGAATGTGGATTAAACAAAGTACAATCATCTAAATTTACATTACGAAGATCTTTTGTTTCATTAATAATATCAAAATATGTTTCTGGTACATCATAAAAATGACCATCATACGGGTATACTAGTTGTGCTTGACCGTTTATAATTGCTTCAGTAGCTCCAATAATCTGCTCAGGTCTTAAGAGTATATCGGCATCATAATGAGCAATAACTGGAGTAGTTGCCTCTTTTGCTGCAAGGTTAACTCCTCGTTGCCTGTTAAAGAACTCATCTGTTTCAATATAGATATGACGACACTTAAAAGCTTTACACATATCGTGTAGCTTACTTGATGTATCCTGTTCACTAATAATAATATCAGCATCAAAGTGATGCCGTAGATAAGATAAAGTCGTTCGAATATTACGGACACGATCTTCATGATCTACCTTAGCGGCTATCAGAAACGTTAGCTTTTCTTTTAGATCTTTCATCAATTATTTTTCTATAGCGTTTAATAATCTCTACAACTTTTTGCTGCGGAGTATCAGGGACTTTTACTGGTGATACTTTATTCTTGCTCATAAAATAGTGTGCGGCTGCTTGAATGTTTGATTGCCAATCTGACCGTGGTCTAATTGCTGAAGAGTCTTCTGAACACTTCTGCTCTTGTACAAAATCTAAACTGTTAGCAATATCTGCCCACCACCAATACGGCGTGCTAAAACCATTCTTTGCTAACTGATACGAATGATCTACATGCTCAAATGCATTAGTAAAATTTTCATCATATAATCCTACCTTTTCTAAAGATTCTCTTGTGTAAAATGTAACAGCACCTACGCAATGCTGGTTAAGAGCAATGCGGCACTCATCAAATGGCCCGTAATCGAATACTAATCTTGGTACTGGCTTACCGTAACTAATACCAGCTTTGTTTGCAGGACCATGATATGCAAACATAAAGTGATGAATACCTGTTGTATTATAAGCATGTATATACTCTGCAAACAAATTACCTGTAAATTTCATATCATCTTCAACAAGAATAATATAATCACAATCTTTATCCAGTAGATTTTGTATAGCAGCATTCTTCGCTTTACCAACACCTACTCCACCTGGTGTACGTATAAATTCTGCTCCGGAGCGCATTAAAGGATGCTCTTCTTTACCGTCATCTACAACTACTAATTCATCGTACCATTCATCGTTAAGAGATTCAAAGCAAACATTAAACATTTTTACCCTATCACAGGTTATAATACCTACACCAATCTTACTCATTACTTATATTTTATACTCCAAAAACACTATTTCAACTATAAATATAGATATGCCATGCGTTGACAATAAAAGTCTAATCTATAATATTAAAGAATTACCTGAAACTTTTTCTGTATCTGACGGTGATTTACTTTTAATTGAGACAGAAGAAGGTACAAATATTATGGATTTTGCCAATTTTGTTATTGGTTTAGATAATACAACGTTTGGTACTACAATTACTCAACATTCTACCGATATTCTTGCGCTTTCTTCAGATTTTACCTCTTTATCTGAGCAAGTCAATGCAGATATGGCTACAATTGTTGGAAGTAATACAAAAGCTTTTATTTCCCTATCAGCTCAAGATCTATACGGTCCTAGATTATTAAAAGGTACTAATATTACATCTATTGAGTACATAGTAGCTACTCACGTTGTAAGATTTAATTTTGATACTAACTTACCCAACACTAATTATATAATTTTACCAACTGCTGCAGTTGCTAACAGTACAAATGAACTTGCTCAGTTTACTGAAGCAGATAAAAATACAAATTATGTTGATTTAAGTGCAGTTAACATACTAGATGGCGGTCTAGCCGCTAACGCCGGTACATTAGGATTTCAAATTCAAACATTTTAGAAGTTAAAACGATCGGATTCACTAACATGTCGTTGTGTGCCACCATCTAAACCGAATTGCTTGAAAAGTTCCTTTTCCTTTTCTTCTCTTTCTAATTCAGCTTTCTGCATCCTAACTAAACTCTCCAAATCATCTATATTATTAGGATTTAAAATAGACTCTTCATCACCATACATATTACCATCTGGTGTTATGTATTCCGCAACCATATCAATACGTGCTTGAGAGTCATCTGGCAGTAATATAACACAAGGTGAGTCACCCTTTGGATAAAATACATTAGCATCTGCTTGTGTCATATATTGCATATATAATGTATAGAATATATTATCCATCTCATTGATAAATTTAACGTCCACATCTCTAGTTCCATCGTCAACAACGCCAAATTTTTCATTGAAACGTGTCATAAAGATAATATCTAATGAGCGTAAAGCTTCACGTGACATTGTTATTTGCTTTTCGACAAATTCATCGGTGAATCCCTCCATTTCCTTACCATTTGCCCACATTGTATAAGCAACAGCATCAAGCGGACACCTGTCATAAACGATCTTCTCTTTAATATCTTTACCTTGAATCTGATCTACTAAAAAATCCAATATAAGAGTTTGTGTTTCCGGTGTGGTCTTTGAAGAATGATCTAATTTTTTCTCATTTAATTTATCACGATATGTTTCTTCTGGTGTTTTATAATTAGACCAGGTGTGTAGAAAACTTTTTACCATAGTGGATTTACCACTATTTGCTGTGCCGCTAAAAGCTATTCTCATATTATTATTTACAATTAATTTACCTATTATCAACAAATATCTAATTTGTACTATACCTTGAGAGCTTTATCCCATACTAATAAGTGAAGTCTAGGTGAAAAATGAACATGCATTGATTTAGCATACTCAACAACTGCTTCAGCATTAGCAATATGCTCATCCCGGGAACCAGCACATGGCATAAACCATATACGATCTTTACTTATATTAATACCTTCATCATCTTCGACATACTTACGCCAAATTTCCTCAATGTCAGCTGCTGGGTCATTGATAACAAACTTAAAGCCTGAACCAATCTCCTTATGATACTTAAGCACCTCTGGCTTATAAGTTTTTTCCTCAGGATCACCATTTGTAGTTAGCTTTGGTGAAGTGGTAAAGGTAGCACCAAATTCATCATGCCACCTTGAATCTGGCATAAGAGTAGCATTAGTTTCAAAATCAATCTTAGGTTCAAAACCATACCTATAAATAAACTCATCCACGAGTTTAAGTAATTGCTTTTGCTGAATTAGAGGTTCACCTCCAGTTAGTTTCCAGATTGTACCTTTCTCGAGCTTTTCAATCCAGTTATTTTCTTCCATCATCTGAAAGATTTCATTAAAAGACATTTTATTTTTTACACTCCATGATATAAAGGAATCACAACCATGTGGAGAATCTTCACTTGCAAAACCTATACAGGTTAGATTACACATGGCCATTCTCATAAATAAAGAGCGCTGACCTACATACTCACCTTCCCCTTCAACAGTGTAGAAGATCTTATCATCAGAAAGTATCAAAGTTTGTTTATCTAGATCCATCGTATACATTATAATACTGATATTAAATTATTCAACTGAATTATGAAAACTATAGTCAAATATTTAACTATACATTCCCTATTATACTTCCTAAATATAGTTGTATGAGTAGACAAAACAAAAAAATAAACTCTCATGATGAAATTGGTGAAGATCTTTTTGATAGTAACTGGCTTATGGATTTTAAATTACGCAAACCCTTTTACTTTAAACCTAAACATCGTGAGTTTTATAATATGCTTCACGAATCTACAACCCAGATGTCATTTGTTGATGGGCTAGCCGGTACAGCTAAAACCTATATTGCTGTTTACGCGGCTTTAGAAATGTTAAAGGAAGGTTTATTTGAAAAAATTGTATATATTAGATCTGTTGTTGAATCAGCTGACAAGAGTTTAGGTTCTTTACCTGGTGAAATTGACGATAAGTTTTCACCATATATGATGCCACTTATAGAAAAAGTGACTGAAATTTGCGGCCCTGGAACATGTAGTATGTTAAAAACAAAAGGTCTAATTGATGCTATACCAGTTAATTTTGTACGTGGATTAACCTTTAACAATATTTGTGTTATTGTGGATGAAGCTCAAAATTTAACAAAAGGTGAACTAACAACTATTCTTACTCGGTTTGGACGTAATAGTCAATACATAGTATGTGGAGATACAAAACAATCTGACGTTAAACAATCAGGATTTTCTAATGTTTTCAAAAAATTTGCATCAGATGATTGTAGCGACAAAGGTATCTACACTCATTTGTTTGGGGTAGATGAAATTGTGCGTAGTAAAATACTTCGATTTATTTGTGATAAACTAGCGGCTTAATACCACTTAGGCGGCTGTCTGTTTGTCCAAACGGCAAATGGCTTATCATTAATAATATATTGTTTATATTTATCAACTGGCTTTAAACTATTAAAACCGGGTACCTTTCTGCATGTTTGGTCCGCAGCAATAGCTACTGCAAACTCTTGCTGCGGACCTTTAGGAAGATTCTTAGGAGGTGTCTTGAATACCTCTGCCATCTTAGTAAAAGTCAAATGAGTCTTCTCATATCGATGAGTATACTCTTCACAAGAAGCAATAAAATGAGCATACAACCACTTATAGTTACCGGTAGTAGACCTGCACCAAATACCAGAAGGATGTTTAATATGAGAAGCCTTATATAAAATCTTTTCCATTTCCTCATCTGGATGTAACCAGCGCTTAATACGTCTATTAAGACGAGTCCTACCTTCATATTCCTTACCATCAAGCACCCGGTGAGCTGTCGACATTAGCTGAGCATACTCAACAATCATCTTAACAACATGTTTGTCACACATTTCTTTAGCAGAAATAACCGGGCACTCGTTAGTAGTAAAAATATTCATTATGTTATTATAATAACGTTATTATGCGAGAAGAGCCAATGCTTTACCTGACATTGAGGTATTTACAAGATTCCTAATCAGTTTTTCCGGTGTTTTTTTACCAGTATGGGTTTCGTATTCTGTAATAGCGTTTAATGCATCCCATTTTGTCTCGCCAACATTACCTCTACCCTTTTCAAATAGCTCAACCAGTTTTTCACGCTTTGATATACGTCGTGAAGATTCATCTTCTAAGACAGGTACTAATTTTTTCGTAAATTTAACCATTTCATCACGAGTAAACGCAGAATTCTTTAACTCGACCATGGTAGAATTAAAATTCTTAGCTGCCTTTATTGAACCAACAATACTCTGCAACATTTTTTCTACTTTCATATCAAAAGAAAAAGAATGCCTACTAGTACTATCAGCGTCCCCACTAATAAGGTGTAATGCGTTGTCACAAGCTATTCTTGTAGTTGATGGAATAGTCTTATTAGATCCCATACCGGTGTTATCAATTACAGTATAAAAATATGGCTCAATTTTATCCCCATCAACATCAATATTAGCTGCTAATTTAGATTGAATAAGTACCTTTCGACCATTTCTAGATGAAGTATAGCCAACATGATCAATATCACCTACTTGACGTGATGCTTTATCTAATACATCAATCATCTCCTCCATTTGAATAGGTCTATACTTTTTACCTACTATTCCAAGATGCTGACGTGTATCTGTACGTTGAAGTGAAAATGTATCCGGGATAGGTACTTGATCTCTCCCAAAAACAGGAACCTTTTCTACTTCAAACTGAGGTACTTCATTAAGCGAACTAATTGTATTGATAAATCCCATAATATTTTTTGTTACACTTAATTATATCGGAGTTCCTATTGATTTTCCCTGACTACCTCTAATATTCTACCTGGATCACCGGTAATTTGCTCTTTTACTTCATCATTCCGGAATACTAACAGGGTAGGTATTGATCTTATACCATATTTTTCAGCAAACTCCGGAGAATCATCAATATCAACAATATCTACTTTTAAACCTTTAGCCGCTAACATAGCTTTAACTGTTTGACACGGTCCACACCATGGTGCTGTTGCTAACTTAATAACTGATTGTTGTTTCATATAGTTAGTATATTTTAATATATGCTGTTTGCAACTTAAATAAAAAAAAGAGTACCGGTTACCGGTACTCTTTAAAGATTGTATTACCTTCTAACGCAAGCCTGTTGACTCAAAGACATCACGTGCAACTCCAGCAGAGAAGCCGTTCTCAACACCTTTGACTATTACAGAAATAGCATTGTGACTATGAAGCGATTCGTTATGAGAAGCTACAATCTTAAAATCCTTTATACGGTCGTCTTTATCTAAACGTGAATATAGAAGACGAACAGCATCCTCAACAAACTTAAGGAAGGCTCCATTCTTCTCAGCAAATGCTTGCTCATCTTCACGTTTAACCATTACTTGTGTTTCAGTTTGCAAAGCATCTAAGCAGAGCTCTTGAAGATCTTCAATCCAAAGCTTATCCTCAAACCTAACACTAACACGAGCTACACTGCGCTGACTATGAGGTACTGTAGCACGATTACGATACTTTTCGGCATGCTCGCTAAGCTCAAAGCTACAAGGACAAGCTGATGAATATACAAAATCAAAGTGAAGATACTTCTTAAACTCACCATCTTTAGTAAGATCTCCTTCTAAAACAACATCATAATACTGATATCCCTCTAAACCACTACGTAAACTAGTTTGTTTGATAGGATAAGATATCTTAAGCATAATGCGTGAGTCAAAGCTCTTAAGATTCTCTTTATATGTTGTAAGTACATCTCTAATTTTACCAATACTAAAAGTTTCATCTTTATGATCGTAGAAACTACGCATAATACGAGACATATTAATACCTTTCTTATGAGCCTCTAAACTCACACTACCGGTAACACTAGTCTCTAACTCAATAGTCTTACCATTACGCTTTTCATAATTAAGAGGTAACTTAAAGTTATGAATACCAACTTGCTGAATAGCGACAGGCGCGCCTTGAATAAGACTAGAAGGTCCATTCTGTAAATCTGGCAATGATGAAATGTACTCCTTATTTGCATCTACTGTATCATCATACTCGCGTACGGGTGGTACATATCCTTCAGCACATTCACTACCCATAATACTTTTTGCAATAGTATCCTTCTCACCGGTGAGCTCATCGTCATCACCTAGCCATTCATAGTTGGAGTTATTTTCTGTCTTACTCATAGTCAAATATAATTATAACATAACACGTGCTGTAATCAACTAATCTAACCCTATTTTAAACTAAATTTAAAAAGTTTCTAGAAACACTTGCAATCAAGGTCGCAGATGAATAAATGGATTGTAGAGAGCCGATGACCACTAATGTTCAGATATCTAGAGATCAGTATATAGTATTAATCTTATAACAAATACCTAAACAATAGTTGATTTATCCAATACAATAGGTTATTATATATATATGAAATTTACTAGTAACAAAATAATTGATCTAGGTTCAGCTGCCTTTAGACAATGGAGATCGACTCATAGTCACTGTCAGTATATTCATGGATATAATTTAACTGCAGACATTACATTTGAAGCTAATGAATTAGATGAACGTAACTGGGTTATGGATTTTGGTGGTTTGAAAGAACTTAAAAAGACTTTAGAACATACTTTTGATCATAAGTTAGTTGTAGCGCAGGATGATCCTAAATTAGATCTAATTAAACAATTGGATGAAGCGGGTATCGCTGAAGTAGTTGTATTACCTGGCGGTGTAGGTTGTGAGCGTTTTGCAGAATTTGTACTTAAGACAGCAGATACATTTGTAGATGAATCAACTGGTGGTAGAGTTCGTGTAAAATCTGTACAAATAAATGAACATGGTAGTAATTTTGCTACTTGTTACCGGGATGATAATAATGTATCGATAACATTTACAGACACACAATCTAGCACTGAGACCTTACAATTAGAAGATGTACATGGCCCTATTGCTACAGAGGAATCACCTACACCGGTAGCTGATCCTAGAGCAGCACCGGTCGGTAATACTGGTACAAAAACCAAAGGTGGTTGGTTTGAAGGTACTACATGGGGGTAATTGTAAGCGGGTGTAGCTCAGTGGTAGAGCGTAACCTTGCCAAGGTTAATGTCGTGAGTTCGAATCTCATCACCCGCTCCAATATAAAGCCATCTTAGCTCAGTGGTAGAGCAGCTGATTTGTAATCAGCCGGTCGTCGGTTCAAATCCGACAGATGGCTCCATTACTGTGAGCTAAATTGATCATCATATAACTTATTTGTTATATCAATCAGACGCTCAATAAAGTCTGAATTACGTAATTCTTTAAATGCGAGGTTACCAATACCAAATTCACCATCAGCATCTAGTGAATCTTTACGCATTTTACTTATTTTACGTCTAAGAGCATTCGCAGCTTTTTGCAAAAATACAAGGTCTTCTATTGAAGCTGTTTGGTGAGCCATTTCAAGGTCAGATATTTCACCTTTTATTTTATCAGCTTTAGATAAGACATCTCTTTCATCGACAACCGGTTGTTTATAATTAGGCTCGGTAATCCACTCATCTTTAAGTAGAGAGTACAGACCGGAAGCTTTATGAGGTTCATGTATATCTTGAAAATATATTTCAACAGTGTGACCGCCTATATTAATATCGTGCCGCAGATTCCAAACAAACCGCTTTCCATCTAAAGCTTTTTTAACTAAATCTTCATCATCGTTAATATCTTTAAAATCTAGAAGTATATGAGTATCTAAATCAGAAAAATCAGTATAATTATAATTAGATAGCGAACCTGTAAGTTGAACATCTTCTACTAAATCCTCAACACCTGCTTCTTTAGCTACATCCATTGCAATAGTAAGAAGTCTGTCTCTAACATCAGAATCAAACTCTTTTGAATCACTCCAAAATCGTTGATTAAGAGTGTCATTATAAAAACGACTTTCAAAAAATGTTTTAAAATTAATCATTTATACTAACTTCTATATTTTTATCAGCGATATTTTCCTGACTAACATCGATTAGAGCGTCAAGATCTTTTTGAATGAAATCTTTACCTACCAGTATTTTATATAAATTTGAGGCTCTATTACCTATTGAGAAAGGAATATTGTTAAATTCAGTATCACCTATTTTGAAATTTAATTCAACTACTGGCCTATGTTCCATATTACCAGCACCAACGTTAATAGTTATTTCTCCTTTTTTGGGAAGTAATAGTGTCTTACCGTTGACAGTGCGAAAAAATACTTTATCACCTTGCTCCTGAATATCTTCACCATGTATAACATTATAAGCACCATTACCAGAGTCTAATTTAGCGGGTATTTTACCAATACCCTCAATATTGAAAAACTCAATAAGTCCTAAAACAGATTTTTCTTCTATATATTGTAAGAAAGTCTTCATTAATAATTAACTATGTGCGCACTCACTATCTTCTACTCCACAACCACATTCTTTAACATCTTCATGACCAACATTAAACATTGATGCATGTTCACCACTAGCGAAATCATAATCTAATTTGTGAAAAACTGAACCTAAATAATCTGCAGCTTTTGTAATTTTAGCAGCTGTCCAACCTTCCAGAGCTGGAAGATCTTTCATCATAAGGCTAAGAGCAAATGCATATTTTTCAATCTTGTAAAGCTCAGCGAGCGCCATTTTCATTTCAGAATCATCATGATGATTTACACGTGGCATATTCTCACCATCCTCAGTTGTACCACCAGCAAGCTTGCTAATACCCTTATCAGCAGCATCAACAGCCTTATCAGCAAGAGATCCTACCGCTCTACCAGCAGCTTTAATACCTTCACCACCAACTTCAGCAGCAACCTTTCCGGTCTCAACTGCAACATCTCTTGCTAAATTACCAGCACCTCGTAAGACCTTTTTAGTAGTATCACTTGTTGCTACTTTCCTAAGAGCGGAACCAGCACCTCTCACTGCAGAACTTATACCACCAGCGAGTGCACCAAGTCCTTCTTCAGTCAACTCACTTTCACTATTAACTGCACTATCTATGATAGTATCAATCTTCTCAAGTTGTTTTGCTCTAATCTCTTCTGCTGTTAACTTCGGTGAAATTTGTGAATAAGCTTCAGCAATTAAACCTGCATCATTAAGTTTAGACTTCATGCATATATTTATGCTTCAAGCACTGCTTTTATAGCAGCTTTATCAGTTTCAGATAACTCTTCTGGTACAAAATAATTAATAGCCTCATTAATATTATTGGCAATAAGAGCTCTTGTTTTAGTACCTGAAATACCATCCTCTTGAAGTGGTATTTTTACTACACTCACAAGCGGATATTTGTCAGCATTCTTTTCAAAGTAAGCATATCTCTTTACGTCTTCATCTTTATCACCAGCACCGACTGTAATCTCTACATCTTTATTTTCATCTGCATAATCATAAACAGATTTTACAGGGGAAACAGGTGCTAATATAACCTCAACCGGTTTACCTGCATACTTAGCATAAATATACCAAATTGCTTTTGATTGTTCAGCAGTAATTCCGTCACGATCCTTATTACCAATGACAACAATACCACGATCTGCATCTTCTAAAAGATATTTGAAAGCGCTGAAATGACCTTTTGTAGGTGGTTTGTAACCACCCGGCATAAGTGTTATTCTCTCCTTGTCTCTTAGGTGCTCTCCGTCTTCGTAATATTCTCTAAACGTTTTCATCTGGTAATTGGGGTAGATGTTTGACCTCCACTAAAGTTAGCTCTACTAAACTCTAAACGATCAACTAGCTTAACTGCATCACCTTCTTTACCTACAGCAACATAACCTTCGGGGTTAGAAGCGGTAAGAGTACCATCACCATTATCTAAAAAGTGCTTTGTATTGTAAACAGCATTATTGTATTTGTTAACGAAAATTTGTTTGGCTTGAGATAAGAGCTTACTTATTTTAAATAAATTTATAATATCCTTTTGACGTGATTTAATATCAGCTAGCTTCTTTTTAAATGCTTCTGTAATGCGCTCTTTACCAGTTTTAGACTTACGTTTAGCAATTTCCTTTTCCATTCGACCCTTCATCCAGTTCATAAAGCCTTTATATGAACCCTCTGCATCTTCTAGAAACTTTCCTTCACGAATCTCCGAGTTAGCATAAATGTTAAGTAAGTCTAATGGAAGATCTTTGTATTTAACTTTGATACCATCAGCAGTCTTTGCTAAATCTCTAACTTGCTTAGCCTCATCCTTCGTAAGAGTAACCGTTCCTGTGGCATCAGTAAATACAGCATCATCAACCCATACACCAGGCACCTTTTTAAGACCTTTTACATTTATACCGTATTGAGGTGGTGAGTTTAAATCACTATAACCAGTATGAAAAACAATACCAAATACAGAATTAGCAATTTCTTTACCAAGATCTGAGTCTGCTTCAACGGCATACTTAATAGTATTAGGTTTAAATGCGATATGCTTAACACCATCCTGTACAACCGTCTCAAGCATAGAAGAATCAAACATGAAATCACCTTGAAGTATGTCCTTAATACCTAATTTTGGAAGATATTTAAGGGCTTTCTTAAGTTTATCAGCAAGCCCTGGTGCGTGACCATGATTCATCTCAACATCAGCATCAGTATAGTTGATCTTAGGCTCATTATTAAATATAGACTTAGTACCAACAAAAAATTTACCAGTTTCAGGGTGTTTACCAGCGAAAATAGCAGGAGCACCATCCCACTTCACCGAAGTATTAACACTTCTCTTTGATTTACCTTGTAATTTAGAGAGAAGATTACTAATCATGGTACGAGCCACGTCATATCCCTTCTCACCCTTAGTCAAAACCAGTTCTTCAAGGTGAGTTAAGTGAGTATTAGCTTTAGCCTCAGTTAAAAGCTGTGAATTTAGGTGAAATTGTTTAAAACTGCGCATTTTATTAATTATATTAGAGTTCCTTATTTGAGAGTTAAGTTATAACCACCGCGTCCACCACCAGTATTAGGAGATATATCAATTTCATTAATGTTGGTTAACATATCTTGCACTGTTCTATTTGCATTTTCTGCATAATCACTGCTAAATGGTCCAAAAGTAAGCATATTAAAGTTGTCTTTGTTAAAAAGAGTAAACCATGTAAATTTTTGATCATCTTTTTCTTCATTATGATACTCGTTGATTTGCATAGCTGCAGCAATCGCTCTCGCAACCTCACCTTGATTGTTACTTACACTATTAAGAGCTTTCTCAATAATAGGTTTAACTATTTGAGGTTGAGATGCAAACATTAATAACCCTGTTAGTAAAGTATTTTTATCTGCTGAATCAAAAAAACGATTAGAAAGTGCACCTTCCTTCTCATTACGCTGCTTAATCTGATCTTGAAATTCTGCTAAATATTCATTTATAGATTTACCATCTTTAGCTTTTATACTATCAAAGTATGCTTTACCCTTGGTATCTTTATATACAGATTTAATTTTAGATTCGATATCTTTATTACTGTTAATATTTGCAATAACACGCTCGGCTACCCGCATTTGCGCGGCACGTAACTTTGTAAAGTCAAAATTTACAATACCGTTTAAAACAGCATTTGCAGCATTAACATCAATAGGATCAGTAAGTTGAGTCCCTTTCGTAAAGTCATTAAATTTACGAATTAAAGATAGCGTCTTGCCTTTACCTGGTCGACCGGCTCCTGCCTTAAGCTCAACTAACTGACCATTCGGAAGAGCAATATCACCCTCATTTGGATTTTTACCTTCAGAAAATAAAGTTAATACAGCCTCACCCGGACCTACACCAACAGCGCCCTCCTCAAATGTAATATAAGCAACCTTATTTACAGCGTCTGAATTAGTTATAAATTTAAAACCTCTACTAGCTCCAAGCTTATCAATATGCTTTTTAAAATTAGTATTACCCTCTTGTAAAGCATTTGTTAAAGTATCTAATTTATTCGTATCTTTTAATGAAGTAATAGTTTTAACTTCTTTATAGAAAGAATTACGTACCCCTTTATTGTCCATTTGAATTGACTCATTGTAAATGGAATTTAATCTACCTTCGAGAGCAAATTGAGCAGCTTCTGTATCCCAACCAGCGGATGCAGCCCATTTTTTAAGGTCAGGAGATTCTTCTGATTGTTGAAGACGCATTAATTTACGAGCCTCAGTATCATCCATTTCAACAGTTTGGACATTACCATCAGCAAACTCAATATTAACTTTAGCCTCGTTAATTTTTACAACTTTATAGAGATCCTCTAATCTATAGCCGCTAACATCAACTGAGTCTAACGATAGCCTCTCATTTAACACTTTAGCTGCATATATACTCTCTAAATCATTCATAACACTACTATAAAGATGTTCCTTACGCTTGTGCAAGTGTTTCTTTCATCTCACCATCACCCATTTCAACTAAGTTACTGATTGCAGAAGCAACACCTTTCGGATCTTCATCAACCATACCTTGAAGCTCCTTGGCTGTGGCAGCGCCTGACTCGTCCGGAGCATGTAGGAAAGCTTTAACCAGAAGATCAACAAGATACTTCTCACCTTCAGATGTCATCGCATCTACTTGAGGTTCGAGCTCATCAGTAGGTATTTCAGAAGTGTCGGTTGCATCTGACGTCTCAAGATCTTCATTATATAAAGATTCGTATTTTTTAAATATATCTAAAGTTTTCATATTATTTTATACTTTTGGCAATTTTATTAATTTTGTTAGATACAACAGTAACTAAGTTACTTATACTCTTATCCATTTTTTTAGCGCCTTTGGACTCCGGATTTGCAGCAGCTTTAAATTTTTCTGCAGCTCCAATTGCGATCTCTGCTTCCGCCACATCATCCATTTCATTATCTTCTGTATCAACAAAATCGATAACCTCTAGATTAACAGCGCGTCCATCTGGTAGATGTATAACAACGTTATCAGATTTCTGATCAGCATCACACCTAATATCTTTTTCCATTAAGCAACGCTGCACAGCTCTCTTTGCAGCTATCTTTTCATCTAAATCTAGATCTGGGGTGTTTTCTTCAATAAGATCAAGAAACTTACTCATGCTAATATTTAATGTATGAGCGACAATTTAACGTTAATATCTTCGGTAAATTTTCTCTCAATAGCAGTAAGATCATTCTTTACGAGAAAGGACTTAAAACGCTTCCAAGATATCTTACTAGTATCAATAGGTGTAAATATTTCATACTCGCGTTGTGCTATCAAAAAATCATCAAACTCTAACTGATTGTAGATAATTTGAGAAGGAAGCACTCTAAAAATACGTTCCACTAATTTTTGTTCTTCTGCAAACGGTGGAGATACTCGATAGTAAAAGCATTTTTTACGTTTTGACATCTTACAAATAAGTAAAATTTCATTTAATATAAAATGTATACCAAGTTTTTGTTTTTCTCGTTGTTTAAGTTTAGTTAGGTCATTTTCAACAAGAAAATAGTTATATTTTTGATGTGAATGCTCCAGGTATGGTTTAAGATTGATGTATTCAACATTGTTATCTATATCGAAATAACTTCTTAACTCAGTCTTACTTGTGTTTACCGGCATTACCCTACATTTATATTTATTTCCCAAATTATAGGAACATAAATTAAGTTAGCAAGAGTTTAGGGGGAGATTGTGTAAATTTTACCTTGCCTATACGAACATTAAGAATACCGTTGTAGTAATCTTCTCGAATAAGGGCTTCTGATTGAAATTGGTAGAATGTTTCCATGTAAGCAAGTTCACTCTTATTACCACAGCTACGAATAATTTTAAAGGTAAATCTCTCTTTGCCTAAAACTTCAATATCTTTGTTAAGGCGGTCTGATGAGCCTGTATACGTCTTCCAATCAGATTCACCTACGATAATCCTTTTACGTTTTTTGCCTTTTAGTGGTGGTCTCTTTGTTTTCTTTACTATTTGCTTTTTACCAATATACTTCATACCATTTGAACAGTTTGTAATAATATAAACAAACCCAAACGGTAATTCATCCCAATGCTCTTCGCATTTCCAATGACCTAGATCAAACATTATCACCTGGTAAGTAAACTTTTTTAGATTTCTTTGTTGACTTCCTACCAGGTGAGTATAATTTTTTAGTCTTTTTTAATTTTTGTTTAATTTTTTTACTTCTTTTACCTAATCTTGTTTGAACTTTAGGTTTGTGCTTGGAATATTTACCAAAAAGGTTACGACCGTCATTTGGTGCATAGAAATCACTAGAGTTAATATTCTTTCCTGAAAAACCACCTGTACTACCAACCCCAGCATCACCAGTGGTCATTTCCACTTGTAATAACCGTTTAAAGTAACGAGCAAATTTACCAGTTGATTTTTCCATATAGTTATTTAATCTATATATGTGGAATTGCTAAAAAAGTATTTCGAAGAGGTAGGAAAAGATCTCGTACTTGATGATTTTAATATTAAAGAGCAGTCGATGCGTTTACCTGCACGTAAGCATTACTGGGTAGCTAAACTTATTAAAGCTAAGATTGAACGTAATCAAACGTTTGAAAAAAAACGAAAACTTAAAAAAAATATTACTAAAGAGGTAATTGCAACATCTCCAGTAAAGCTATCTCAATCAGCAGCAGAGCAAGCAGCTGAGAGACATGAGTCGCTTTCATCATTAACTTCAAAGATAAAAGAACTAGATATTATAATTGAATATTTAGAAAAAGTTGAAAAGACTATGTCACAAATGGGATTCGATATTAAAAATGCTGTTGAGATTATGAAGATGGAGCAAATGTAATGATAGAGTTTGACTATAAAGGACCTACTGCAAGACAACCTAGTAAATTAATTATTAGATGTAATGATGCAGATTTATTTGATAATATACGTGAGCATTTTTCTGTAGAAAATACTGGCGCGCGTTTTGCTAGAAGATATGCTCGATTTGCCCCAAAGCGTAAATATGTTATAACTCCAACTGGTACATGTGAGTTAGGAATGTATTGGGAAGTGCGTCAATACCTAATTAAAAACCAAATAAATGAGGAGATAGTTTTAACAGATAAACTATCTAAAGCTATTAAAGTTGGTATTGAGGCTGACTTGTTTGATAAGTTCAAATTTACATTACGTAAATATCAAGAAGAAGTAATACGTAAAGCCATGAGAATTGGTACAGGTACTTGCGTACTTGGAACTGGAGCAGGAAAGACATTTACTACTGCAGCATTAATTGAAAACTTCTTTAGAGTATCAAAAGATAAGGATACCTTTAAATGTTTAATGCTTGTACCTGATTTAGGTCTAGTTACTCAAACGTATGAGGAATTTTTAAACTGTGGTACAACATATAAACTTACAAAATGGACTGGTAAAAATAAACCAGACCTTACAGCTAATGTTATTATTGCAAACATTGGAATTATACAAAGTAGGTTTGTTGATAATGATTGGTTAAAATATATTGATTTACTTATTGTTGATGAATGTCATAAAATTACTGCAGGGAATAAAATCTCAAAGATAGTACAGCAGATTAATACACCTAATAAGTTTGGATTTACCGGTACCCTGCCAGAGGATCAACTTAATAAGTGGTCTATTATTGGAAAGCTTGGTCCGGTTATTTATGAAAAATCATCCTTTGAATTACGGTTAGAAGATTACCTTACAAATGTTAGCATTAAAATTTTAAATATTAAATATAGTCCGAAACCCCACTTTAGTGGTCAAACAGGTTATAGAGATGAACTTGAGTATATATATAGTAATGATAAACGAAATAATATCATCAAATCCCTTGTTAGCAAGCTATCTGCTAATACTCTTATCATGGTTAACCATATCGCTCACGGGGATGTTATTATGGAACATCTCAAAAAACTTGAAGATAAAAAAGTTTATTTTATTCAAGGGTCAGTGGATGTTGAAGAGCGTGAAAAGATTAAAGCAATAATGGAGAGAGAAACTAATGTTGTTGTTGTAGCTATTAGTGCAATTTTTGCTACAGGTGTTAACATTAAGAACCTACACAATATTATTTTTGCATCAGGTGGTAAGAGCTTTATACGTACAGTCCAGTCTATTGGTCGCGGCCTTCGTAAACATGATTCGAAAGACAAACTTATTATTTTTGATATTTGCGATCAACTTAAATATGGTATATCACATTGTGAAAAGCGGATGGCCATATATGATAAAGAGAAAATTCAATATAAGGTAACAGAAATTAGTTGATCTTTATTAATTTAAGGCTATAATTAGATAGAATGTCTAAAACAGCTAAAGAAGAGTATTATATTAAGCCGGCAGAGTTTAGAGAGAGTCTACGTAAGTATTATGCTTCAGACATTTTGACTGATGATCTTGCTGAGAATATTAAAAAGATTGCTTATGGTTTGAGCTATAATGGATCCTTTATTAATTACAGCTATAAAGATGATATGATTGGAGATGCATTGATTAAGATGTATGCGGCTCTTAAGTATAAAAAATATAAGTTCGAAACTAAATCGAATCCATTTTCTTATTTTACTACTATTGCTTATCATGCATTTATTAATCGCATAAAGAAAGAAAAAAAGCACCATCAGACAATTACTTCATACAAGGAAAAGGTATACGAAGAGTATATGACAGATCCCAGAAATACACATGGGACTGTTTATGTGAAGCCTATTGATGATGATTCCGACTATTAAGAAGAGTAAAGTTGCTATTTTTAGTGATTTACATTTAGGAGTTCATTCTAATAGTTCTGAATGGCATAAGTATGCTATTAATGGGCTAATTGGTTTCGTGAGGAATGTCGAGATAAAGGAATTAAAGATATCATATTTTGCGGCGACTGGCATCACAATCGATCAGAAATATCAGTTAATACGTTACAGGTATCAGCTGATATTTTAGATATGTTTGAAGAGTTTAACCTGATTGCTATTACCGGTAACCATGATATTTACTATAAGCATCGTACAGACGTAAACTCTTTGTCAATATTTAAGAATAGAAAAAATGTCACTATTTTAGAGCAGTATCAAACGTTAGAAGCATTTGATAGGAAACTTTCGTTCTGTCCATGGAACACACCCACATCAGTAATTGAAGAAAGCGATGTTGTATTTGGGCACTTTGAAATTCAGTCATTTAAAATGAATGCATTTAAGGTATGTGAAGAAGGGGTAAAGGTTAAGGATCTTTTACGTAAGTCTTCTTTAGTTATATCAGGTCATTTTCATACTAGACATGAAAAGCAGTTTGGTGCAGGTACAATTTTATATGTCGGAAATCCGTTTCAGATGGATTTTGGGGATGCAGGTAATAAGAAAGGTTATCATATTTTAGATATAGATACGTTAGAGTATGAGTTTTTTGAAAATAACGTATCACCATGTTATGAAAAAATAACATTAAGTGAATTAGTTGAAGAAGGTGATATTACACCATTAGTTAAACATAAAATAAACAATAATATAGTTAAATTAAAAGTGGACAAGAACATATCTCAAGAAGATATGGATATACTTACTTCTGTTTTTAATAAATTACAACCAGAACAATTTCTTGTTGATTACGATATTAATTTTAATCGAATCCTTGATAATCGCGAAGATATTGAAGACCTATCAGGGGTAGATGTTGAGCAAGCTATTGAAGAATTTATTGGTACTATGGATTTAAATGATTCGAAGGCTATAATTGAATATACGTTGGGACTATACGAACGGTGTAAACGATGAAACAGGTTAATTTTAAACGAGTTGCTATACAGCACTTTCTTTCAGTAGGTGAAGAGCCTGTTGTAGTAGATTTTAGTAAAGGTCTACATGTGATTACTGGTACAAATAAAGATAAACCAGATAGACGTAACGCAATTGGTAAAAGTACTATAGCGGATTCTATCTATTTCGCTATATTTGGTGATACATTGCGTGAGCTTAAAAAGGATCTTATACCTAATAATATTACTGGTGGTAAGACGCATGTTGAGTTGGATTTTGAGGTGGTTACCGCTAAGGAAACAAACAAGTATAAAGTTATACGCCATCTTAATCCATCTAAAGTTTTAATTTTTAAAGATGGTGAAGATATTACACGTGATAGTATTTCAAATACTAACAAGTTTATATGTGATGTAACAAGCGCTACACCATCTATATTTCAAAACTGTGTTATTATGACTGTTAATAACGCTGTGCCATTCATGGCAAAAAGTAAAATCGAAAAACGTAAGTTTATTGAAGATATATTTGGTATGGAAGTTTTTAGTCAGATGTTAGCACAACTTCGAGTTGAATATAATGACCTAAAGCGTGATCATGATATTGTACAAGCTACATTAGTTGAGGTTAAAAATCAAAATAATAATTATGTTGCTCAAAAGAAAGCAGCATTGACTAAGAGGGAAGAGAAGAAGGCAGTTTATATTGAACGTAAAGATAATAACATTGTCGAGAAGGAACGACTTAGTAATAGACTTAAGGAGTTTGAGGATGCGGATACGTCTAAGATAGAAGAGACTATTGAAACTTATACTGATAAGCTATCTACCGTTGAAGAAAAGATTAATGAAAAGACTGTTGAAGTAAGTACTAAAAAAGCTGAGTTATCCCATAGTAAAACAGCATATAATAAAATTGGTACAAATGAAGCTGAGTGTCCTGTATGTTTACGTCCTATGGCTGATCATGATGTAGAGTATATGGAGAAAGAAAAGTCTATTCTTAGAAGTAAGCTTATTAAATTTGGAGAGGATATTAAATTACTTAACGAAGGTTTAGACAAAGCAAAAGAAGCTAAAGCTAAGTGCATGCATATTATACAGAATAATACTAATAAATTATCTGAAGCTAAATTAGCTAATCAAAAACGTGAGAGTATACAACAACGTATTAGCCAGCTAGATGTTTGGTTAGAAGAATTAGAAGTAGATCTAAAATCTGTAGGTAGTACTGAGACAGATTTTGATAATCTTATTATTGAGTCAGAACAACGGTTAAAGGGTACCGAAAATAAAGTAGAGAGCTTTAGAAAAGATCTCTCTAAGTTAGATATTGTTAAATATGTAGTTTCAGAAGAAGGTGTTAAATCATTTATAGTTAATAAACTTTTAGAATTACTTAATAACAAATTGTTAACATATTTACGTAAGCTGGACTCTAACTCTATATGCATATTTAATGAATATTTTGAAGAGGAAATTACAAATGAAAAAAATAAAATTTGCTCATACTTTAATTTTTCTGGAGCTGAGCGTAAGTCTATAGATTTGGCTTGCTTGTTTACTTTCTCTGATATGAGACGTATGCAAGGAGGTGTTAAGTATAATCTAGCCATATATGATGAACTATTTGATTCATCATTTGATGAAAAGGGTATTGAATTAGTTACGCAAATATTGCAAGAACGTACAGAAGAGTTAGATGAATGTTCTATAGTTATATCACATCGTAAAGAATCTATAAAAGCTGTTACAGGTGAGGTAATTTATATTGAAAAAGAGAATGGCATTTCACGTAGAGTGGCTTATACTGAACTATAGATTAATTAAATATAATGATTCAATCATCACCATTTCCACAACCCTTTTCCTCACCTTTGGCCCAGCCGTTTGGGATTACTCCAATACAGCAACCTAAACCACAACAGCCACGTGAGGAAACAATGCCAAGATTTTTTAATTATTTAGCAGATTATTCTGGGTGTGGTCACTGGCGTATTCTATGGCCAGAACAGGTCATCAATATGACACAGCGTGGTTTAAGTCAATCAATTACTGCAATGATTGCTGAACCGAGGTGGTATCAAGGAGTAAAGGCAGTAAAACTACAGCGCCAAGCATCTAAAGCTCAGTTGGAGTTTGTAAAGCACCTTAAAAAAATTCAACAAGAGCATGACTTTAAAATTATTTATGAAGTTGATGATGTTGTTTTTCGAGAAGAAATTCCAGATTATAATAAGTTTAAATTTGCTTTTGATACTGATGAGGTGAGAGAAAGTGTTGTTAGTATTATGGATTTATGTGATGAAGTTACATTAACATGCGACTTTATGCGTAAACTGTTTCAGTCTAAACTCACAAATCAGAAAGTTACTGTAATACCAAACTTTGTACCATACAATTGGATGGGTTATTTGTTCAATCAAAAAAGAGTACAAACTGCGTTTGAGAAGCATAAAAGCAAGCCACGTATACTGTATACTGGTTCTGGAGCTCACTATGATGTAGCTAACAAGACAGGTGGTAAAGATGATATGTCCGCTGTTAATCATATTATTCGGAAGACAGCAGATAAGTATAAGTGGGTGTTCGTGGGTGCTTATCCACCTCCATTACAAGATTTAGTTAAGTCAGGTAAGCTAGAGTTTTACCCATGGAGATCGTTACTAGAATATCCTCAATTTATTGCTAATCTAGACCCACAATTAATGGTAGCACCGTTAACTCAAAACAACTTTAACAATTCAAAATCTGATATTAAATTTATTGAAGCATGCACGTTAGGTATACCGTGCTTGTGTCAAGATATGCATACATACTCTGATGCACCAGATGATCTTAAGTTTAATACACCAGAAGAGTTTGAAGAGAAGATTGAATGGATTTTGAATTGGAAAAACCGTAAGCGATATTTCCAGAATATTAGAATGCTTCGCGAAATAGGGGTTAAGCGATTCCTAGAGAATCCAGAAAATATCGGATCTCATATGGAAGCTCTTACAACACCATATGGTTCACCGGAACGAAAATACCTTAAACAGTGGAATCCGTAAAGGAACTATGTTATAATTAACTCGATGTATAGGAATGTTGTCTATAATGGTCGAGAGGGTACGGTAACTTTATTTGGTTGGAATGAGAATGGAGATCGTATTCGACGTGAATGTTCTTTTGAGCCATATCTATATACAGAAGATCCTAGAGGTGATAAGACTTCTATTTTCGGTACTAAAGTAAAGAAGCGATCATTTAACACTGGTTACAATCGATACAAGTTCCTTCAAGATTCCGGAGTTAAAAGAGTATTTGAGAACTCACCTCCTGCTCAGCAGTTTCTTCTCGACATGTATTGGGAAGAGAATGAAAAACCAGAGTTCAATACTAATCCTATCAAGTATTGCTTTATTGATATTGAGACTTATTCAGTAGATAGCTTTCCGGATGTAGATGATCCTACTCATGTTTGTAATGTTATAACATGTTGGGATAATTTTAGTAAGAAGTTCAATACGTTTGGTATTCACGAGTATACAGGTGAAGGCCGTGATGATATGGTTTATCATTATTGTAAGACAGAACGTGATATGTTCTTAAAGTTCCTCAATTATATTGAGATGCAGCACCCTGATATTATTAGTGGTTGGAACTCTGAAGGTTTTGATATACCTTACATCGTTAATCGAATGGAGCGCATCTTAGGTCAAGAGTATGTGGATAGACTCTCACCGTTGCGTAATGTTTACTTCCGTATGCGAATGGGTTCCTTTGGACGTGAGCAAAAGCGGTACTATTTTGACGGTGTTGCTAACCTTGACTATCTTGATGTGTATAAACGCTTCTGTCTTAAGTTGCGTGAATCATATAAGCTTGATGCTATCGGTGAACTTGAATTGGGTCAGAAAAAGATTGACTACGAGGGGTTGGCCCTTCATGAACTAGCTGATCAAGATTGGAATAAGTTTATAGACTACAACGTTCAGGACGTTAACCTTCTTGTTAAGTTGGAAGAAAAGCTTCAATATATTCCTCTATTGAGAATGCTGTCATATGTAGGTCTTACAACTCTGGAAGGTGCTATGGGTACTATTGGAGTTATTAATGGTGCGTTAACTGTTAGAGCACGTAAGCGAGGTGAGGTTATCTCTACGTTTGTTCGTAATGGTAACAGAGATCATAAGAATCCTGGTGCGTATGTTGCTGAACCTAAACGTGGCTTTAAAGAGAATGTTATATCGTTCGATGCTAACTCACTATACCCTAACGTGATGATCTCTCTTAATACTTCGCCTGAGACTAAGGTGGGTAAGATTGAGAAAAATGATGGTAAAGAGATAACTATCCAGCATAACTCTGGTAGACTGTTCAAGCTTAGTAAGAAAGACTTTGTAAAGTTCCTTAAAGATGAAGAGTGTGCATTATCTAAGGCTGGGTTCTTATTCAGCCAGAAGAAGCAAGGTATCATTCCTGAGTTTCTCGAGTACTATTACAATCAGCGAGTTGAGATTAAGAAAGGTCTGTTTACTAACCAGAAGAAGCTTAAGAAAGACCCTGGTAACATCAACCTAAAGTATGAAGTCGAACGACTTAACACTCAACAGATGGTTATTAAGATTCTTATTAACTCTTGCTATGGTTATATGGGTAATAAAAATGCTCCTATCGGTGATGACGATATTGCTGCGAGTGTTACATTAACTGGTCAAGCTGTTATTAAGTACTCAAACGAGTTGCTTAAAGACTTCATGCGCGCTGAGGTTGGCTCTGATAACATCTCTGAACGCGACCTAGAAGAGTGTATTGTCTATAACGATACTGACTCATCTTATATCTCTATATCACCTCTCATTAGAATGGTGTTAAGTTTTGGGAGTCTAAAGAAGATGCTCTAGTTCATCAAGAGACATATGATAAGATTCAAGAGATTGAAGACTATCTTAACGATGGTATTACTAGTTGGTCTCGTAAGGCGCTATTAACTAACGATCCTCGATTTGTATTCAAACGTGAGATGATTGCTGACGTTGCAACGTTCCTCCAGAAGAAGCGTTATGTTATGCATATTCTTGATGATGAAGGTATTAAAGAGAATAAGTTCAAGTATACTGGTGTAGAGGTTGTTCGTACTACTATGCCTAATGCTATTAAGCCTTACGCTAAGGGTATTATTGAGACTATGCTTACTACTCAAGACTTAGGTAAGACTAATAAAATTTTTAACGAAGCGTATGAGACTTTTAAAACGTTATCCCCGGAAGAGATATCTTTCGTTATGGGTATTAAAGGTTATGAAAAGCATGCAGTTCAATGTCGTGAGTGGCAGACAGTAAAAGGTATGCCTGTTCATTCTAAGTCGGCTTATTACTATAATCAAATACTTGAAAAGCTTGGAACAGGTAACAAATATGAGAGCATTAGTTCTGGGGATAAGGTTCGCTTTATGTATATCGAAACTCCTAATAAGTACGGTCTTCAGTCAATGGGATTCAAATATGAATGGCCAGAAGAGTTTAATGAGCTATTTAAGATTGACTATGAGAAGATGTTTGATAAGATTCTATTTCAATCGATTGCTCGGTTTTATGATAGTGTAGGGTGGTCGATACGTAAGCCTTCGGAAAATGTTCAAACAGAACTATTTGATTTATTTACATAGTGGAGTAAATAATCGTATGGCCGAAAGTTATTTAGATAAACCAGAAGACGATAATACCCCAAAAGCGCACCCAGCATTTAACAGAGGTAAACTAGCAAGTACTGTTTATTTCCTTAAGTTAATTAAAGGGACCGTTTCAGGTACAGATAGTGGTGATGGTCAAATAGGCTCACCGCAGATTGAAGCTGCACGACGCGCTATTCTACATCTGTCAAGTGCATTAACACACGCTAGCGGTAAATCTACATACCTATCGAGCCAAGCAAAAGAAGCATTAGAAAAAGCTCGAGAAGAGCTTGATAAAATTAATGTTTAAATATGGCCTTCTATGGGGTCCGGAAAACCATGCTCCTTACTCTGAGGCCAAACCCGCCACTTAGTAATATTTTCGTCTGTGGCAAACCATCTCCAAAGCTTACAATAGCCATCTGGATCTGATTTAAGACTTTCAATTTCGGCAGGATCAGCATCCTGCCTGTATACTTCTTCATTTTTGTCATTAAAGAAAGATACAGCCCAGAAATTATAATCATCGTATGGTACTTGTTCGTAGCTTGGATCTATACAATGCTTAAACTGCTTGACAAAAGAATTATCATATTCTTGTTTGTTAGTATATTCTGGATTAGGGGGATAAGATCTATCTAAAGTAAATTGTTGAATTTTTTGATCTCTAAATCTAACTCCAGCATATCGTTCATAATCATTTAAACTTCGTATCTTACCGAAACCGTATTTATTTTCTTTAGGTTTAAACTTTTCGTTATTAATACCGAATAATTTACGCACCCGTTTATATGACTTAATATTATCATCTTGCCATGTATCGCTGTCATCCCAATGTTTTGTGGCAGTTTTTCTACCATAATGATGCCAGGCTATTAGTTGATGAGGATAGTATATATCATACCCGTGAGTAAATGCCCGGGCGGCTATACTTATTTCCTCCCCATGGAAATACATTTCCGGATCATGTTGAACAGTTTTACTAAATGATCCATCTGTAAAAGCAAAATGTGCAGAATAAAATCTTCCTTTAATAGGGCCTCCTAAACCTTTCCAATTAGGGATAGCTTCCGGTATTGTATGTAATGGCCCATCCTTTGCAAAATAGTTGTAAGAAAGCATCCATGGATCTAAGTCAATTGGCTTACTAGTTTCAATATCATACGCTGGTAAGTAAGTCGTAATTAACGGCTTCGAAGATCCGTTAAGTTGTAAGCCTGCATACATATTTTTAAGTTTTGTATCCCACCCTTCAACAAACCTATGATGTGAGTCTAGTTGCAATGTAAACTTTTCTTTATTGTAGTGTTGTTGAATAAGGTTTCTAGCCCAACAAGCCCCTTTTGAATCTTTATAGTTTATATCAATAATAGTAAACTGATCATCATTAACATATTCATCTAAATTATCCCAACTATCATCTTCCGAATGTTGCCAGCAAATACAAATATGTAATAATTTTGGCTTATCAGCTTTAGAAAGTAAATCTCTTAATGTTGGTAATAACTCCCTATCCCTATAAGAGGCTATTTGTACAAAAATAGAACCATTAGTATAGGCATTTTTCATAAATATACTTATTACGGTTTTAGTAAATTACCAGATCTGTTAATATAAAGTAAATTTAATTTTCCCGTCTTTCATCAGGCTCATAATACTTAATACGGTCATGCCAAATAGGTGAAGCTAATAATACGGCAGGCTTTAATTTATCTTCTTTAGTTAATTGATACATATGAGACATCCACGTTTGTTCAAAAGGATGAGCCCATTTGGTATCAATAAACATCTTTTTATTGCCCTCTTTACTTACTATCATAGGCCAGTTAGCGTAGTAAACTTCCCCACTTATATATGATACATCATCTTTAGTGTATATATGATTAAATTTTGTTCTTGGGCAATTAGGATCAAGACCGGTTATAGGTAGTT